CTATTAGCCAATGTTCCATCATTTTGTCCGTAACTTGGTATCCAGATTGCTCCAGGACGTGCTACATTCAGATTGAATTTATCGTATAAATGATTAGCAATATACAGAACTATCTTATTATCCGGCACACCTAAGGCATTGAGTTGCGACATATAAGCCTCTACTCCAGCTCTCATCTGGGTAATATCTCCACTCATTTCAATACTTTCAACATCAATCGCATAAAAAATAGGCTGTTGCTTACCTGCGACAACCTTTTGTGTTCTGTTATAAAAATCTCTAGCTTCTTGTTGAGCGTCTGATGTAGATGTAGCAGCAAAGTATGCATATACTGCATACTTTCCACCAGCTGAAATACATTTCTGTAAGTTTTCCATGTACTTTAAATCTTGGTGAGCAGAACCATGTTGAACTCGGATAATACTCAAAGTAACATCATCAGCTATCACACTAGGCCAATCAATCACACCTTGCCATTCAGACACATCAATAATTTTTCCAATATGTTGTGGTTTAGGTGTATCTGGATTTGTCTTATCATCAAAAAGTACATTCTCAATTACTATAATTCTGCTATTCAATCTCTGCAAAGCTTGTGTTAATTTTTCTATCCATTCCCAAATATTCATAACCTAACCTCCAACAAAATCATTTAGCCATATTTGCAACTGTTGATTTCCACCGTATTCATTAAGACTAGAATTACCAGAATTAATAACATTATTTGTAGCAACTTTAAGATTATTCATAGCTTTACGAAATTGTCTTTGCCTTGAATTTTGATAATCAAGAATATTTTGAACGTTAGAGTTTAATGTAATTGATGTTGGATTATCAACTGGATACGAATATGGATACCAGGTAAAACCAGTTAAGGTAAAATTCGTTGATATATCTTGTGATTTAACCATGACATGAATAACATCTCCTGCTATTGGTTTGATATCAGTAGTAGTTGTTACATCAATAGATAACGATGGTTCTGGTTGTAGTTTCGTTTTAACGTACTCAATCATTGCATTCTTATCCTTGAATCTACCATCTTCAATTGGTTCCGCTGGATGCTCACCATATTTCTTGATAGATTCTTCATCACGGTAAATGAACGGTGCAAAGTAATAGTATTCTTGAGTGTTTGAGTTTGAATTAGTTTCTGATGATGTTTCAGTATCGGTATCACTAGGACCGTTTTTGATTAATTCTAGTGGGTCTAACCAAGTACCATCGTTGGTAAACGACTTGCCAACAGCAACGTTGAAATCTGCCTTGGTTACTCCAACATGTAAATGACTTGTATCACGATAACCAATAACATCACCGACTTTAACCGTATCTCCTACATTAACTATGATATTGCTAGCACTTGAAAATGCTTCTTGATAGACAACATTGTATCCCCCACCAGAAATAACAACATAGTTACCTAAGCCACCCATGTAGGACTTGATTGTTACTTTTCCACCATGAATAGCATGAACTTCACGTCCTGGATGATCCACAGAACCAAAATCTAAGCCATCATGAAAACCATTTTGACGATATCCACCATCATTACCAAATCTTTGTGCTTGCATAAAAGTTCCTTCACCAACGCTAGGAAACGGCCAACCCCAGCCACCACTTGTTGTAGTAGTTGTTTTGGTAGTAGTCGTTTCTGTAGTGGTTTCAACAGAATATTTTCCACCAATACAATAGACCATATTAGTTAATGATGTTGAATCAGTGCTAAATTTAATCTCACTTGCATTGTTTAAGTAATCTACTCTATTACCACGATTTAGGTTAAATTTTTCCGTTGAATATACCCTAATTTTACGATTATCTGGATATATAATTGCATTATCCCAAGTATCCGAAATCTTAGATAACATATCAGCCCCAGTTCCGTCCTGTAATTCTTCTAATTCTTTCTTTTCAAAGATACCAATCACTTCATAGGTAAAACCAAATTTATTATCTTTCAACCAATGATCTAGCACGTCTTGAATTGAATAACTTACCTTATTCTGATTGTCTTGTTGTGTTTCATCAGTGGTTTTAGTTGTCACTTTAGTTGTTGTATTACCTTCTGTTTTTTCGCTAGTATCAGTTTTAGAATTATCGTTGCCATCAGTTTTAGAAGAATCAGTATTATCTTTTAGAACTTTAACATCTGTTTGTTTATCCTTGTCTTCTGGATCAACATATTCCTTATACTTTCTTATTTTTTGTACTTCAAAATAAACATGAGTAGCTGTTACTTGAACACTATCTAATCCACTAGATGAATCATCAGCCACTTGTTTAATGATATATTCTTGATTGTCCCAAAAAATAGAAGCTTCACTTTCCAACATTTGATAAGCTAAGCTTCCGTCATTATATGCAGTTAATTGTAAGCTCCAAGTCTGATTTACTTCCCACTGGATTTGTACAGACTTAGGGTCAAATAAATTCAAGGGTTCTTTCTCAGCACGATTAACTCCTTGAACTAAAATTTTACCTTGAAACATCAGATGTAGATAAATGGAAAACTGAACGTGATATCATTGCTATTCGTGCCACTAACAACAATATCATTCCATCCAGTATTCAACACAATATGACCGTAATCTGTATTTACTGTTGCTGGATTACCATTAACAGTTGTTACGATTCCGTCTAATAAAACAGTTTCACTTCCATTAGATGATTTATTGTAGCTCCAGCTAGTTCCATTAGTCGTATTAGTGATTTTAAGAGAATTACCACTAAACTTACTAATGATTTTTAAATCGTGTTTACCAAGATAAGGGTCAATTGCTATATCACTAGGGTTGTAAACTCTAAAGGATTTATCAGTAAAACGATATTCTGGATAAATATTATCTAGCAAATACATACCATATTGAACTTTGGATAATTCATCGCTCCTATCAATCGAATATCGATATCCACTAGGATTGTCAAAATTAACTGAGAAAGTAGAACTATTAGCACCATCTGAAATAGGTTTAATTTCTGGAAAATTAGGATATACATATCTAACAATTGCACTCTCAATGTTAGTTCTCATCCTAATTAATTTTTTAGTTGAAAAAATACGATTAATTTGATGTTTAGCTAATTTGTAATCTTCCCACGATTTAAATTCTAAAAAGAAATTAGCTACTACTTGATATTTACCAAAGGTTGCATATTGGAATTGACTACCATCCGCACCACTAATTTCTAAAAATTGATTAGTAGTAACTGGAGTAGAATCATCACTTAAAAAATGCAAGCCTTGAACCTTTTCACAAATTTCAAATTCATCTTGATTACCAATTTTTAAATAAAGTTTCTCCAAAAATTATCACCTCACACATTCATATAATCGTTAATAGTCTGATCTTTATACATTTGTTGATAAAATTTATTTTTATCAAATGATTGACTAGGTTTCATAGCTTTTAAAGCATTAACCTGTTCAACGCTTAATCCAGCAATTTGTCCCAATAAACTGATAACAGTATCAAATTTTCTTTCCAAACTTGATAAATCTGTATTATCTTGCTTATCGCCACTTAAAACAACATTACCAGCAGACAAACCATACTTATCTCTAACCTGAGCTAAAATTTGCATTGCTCTAGTACGATTTGTTAATGGAATGATTGCTTCTGGTCTGTTACCTTCTGCGATATGAGCAATTTGTTCTTGAGTTACAAATCCACCATTAGCGTACCAGTTATGAGTTTGCCAGAAATGCTTAGCGTTGGATGCATTGCCATATCTTCCTTTAACGTATGAATACATCCATTTCAATTGAGTAATTGGATTAGTTTTCCAGTCTTTACCAGCACTAGCCATTTTATTGCCAGGTAATGATTGTGGCAAACCGTAAGCACCAGAACCAGGGTTAGTTGCATTTACTCGCCAACCAGATTCATGATTGATAATCCAGTTTAAATCTTCATACCAAGATTTAGGAATACCAGCTTGTTCCATCCAATGCTTATGACTTCCAGTTGGTTTAGGACTTGTTGAATTGGAATCTCCCTCATCTTCGTTAGAGTCTATCCATTTCTTGATTTCCTTAACAATACCATTCTTGATGTTCTTGATAATGAATGAGCCTAAACCCTTAGCAGTATCTATTGCAAATTGAACACTCTTTCCAATCTTTAATGAACTAGAAAAAGCACTTTCTAAAGCTTCAATAGGATGTGAAACAATGTTTTTAGCTAACTTAACACCGTCTGAAACATCATCCCATAACTTGCTAGCTCCAGACTTAATACCATTCCAAATTGAACCAAAACTAATAGTTCCTTTAGCGTAATAGTGCATATCTGGATAGTTTGCTAATCCTAAACGTTCAGTATCATCACCATTGATAACATGAGAGCCTTTAGGTAAGATTGTCGTTACATTCATTCCTTTGAACATACCAACTTGGCCGTTAGGATATACAATTGCTTCACGTTTGCCACCGTCATTAACCATTGCTAACTGTGTCTCTGGTAAACCATTAGGATAATATCTAGTAGTACCAGTAGCCCACTTAACTGGACTTAATTTTTTGACTTGTTTAGCACCAAATTTATCTAATAACCAGTTAATACCGTCAATACCAGAGTTTACAATTCCAATGATTATATTTATTACACCGCCAACAATTCCTTTAAATGAATCCCAAATTCCTTTGAATATGTCTTTAACACCGCTCCAAAGTAGTTGCCAATTGCCAGTGAACAAACCAGCGAATACTTTTAATAATCCACCGATAGCAGTAAATACACCACCAACGATTTGTTCAATGCTACCCCAAGTAGTGCTAAATATATTTTTAATCAGATTCAAAGCAACTCTAATTGTTACGATAATTCCGCTCATTGATGCTCCAATTGCTATAGCTACAACTTTAAACACATTCGCAAAAGCGTGCAAGAATGATAATCCATTCTCACTAAAGTATGTCTTCATAGCATTAAATAGTTTCTTAAATGAATTACCTATTGTTCCTACCATGTTAATTACTGGTCTCAAGCTATTCATGATACCTTTACCGATTCCGTTAATGAATTCTCTAAAAGGTTTAATCTTCTGATAAGCTAAAACAAAAGCAGTTCCTAAAGCTATAATAGCTCCTATACCTAAAGTTGTAGGATTTAGCACTGTTAGTAACTTGAAAGCATTAGCAAGATCTTTGACTTTTTTCAGTAGTGATAATCCAGTAGTAACTTTTTTAATTGCTCCAATTGCAGTAATCATAGAACCAACAGCTATTAACAGTGGTCCAATAGCGATTGATAGTAAAGTTATTCCTGCTACAGTTGATTTAATAGGTTTAGGTAATTGAGCTACCCATTGAAAAAATTTAGACAATGATGCTGCTACCTTAGACAAAGGTGGTAATAGAACTTCAGCTAAACTCATTCCCATGTTGGTAGCAGACTGCTTAAATATTTTTATCTGGTTTTGAGCTGATTGTAAATTCTTAGCAGATAAAGCACCAACATAATTATTTTTAGGTGCTTCTCTAACTTTCTTATTTAACTCATCAAGTTCTTTAACATGTTGAGATAAAATAATACCCGCTTGCTGACCTGTTGTCCCAAACAAACTCTTGAATATTGACGCTTTTTCTGGAGACTCTTTGCCTTTCATCTTACTGTTAATTGCTTCAAATATTGCAGATAAACTCTTCATGTTTCCTTGAGCATCTACCAAATCTTTCTTTTTCAATCCTAGTTTTCCAAGAACTGAATTTTTAGAATCAATATTTTTAACGCCAGTAACTAAGTTATTAATAACTTGTCTTAATCCAGTACCAGCTTTATCAGCTTCTAAACCGTTGTTAGATAGAATACCCATAGCACTAGCAGTTTCAGACAATTCAATCTTAGCTGTTTTAGCAGTTGAGCCAACATAAGACATACCGATACCTATATCAGTAAATCCAGTAGATGTTAAGTCAGCTGCATAAGCCAGTTCATTGGTTACTGTTTTAGTATTTTTTAGCATTCCAGAAGTGCTATTAACTTTCATACCAAAAGCTTCTAAAACTTGTGATGAAACATTAACTACATCGTTGAAATCATCGCCACTAGCGACTGATGCTTGAAGTTCTGATTTCATAGCACCTAAAGCTTGGTTTGTAGTATAACCACGCTTAATCAATTCTTTATAGCCATCACCAATTTTATTAACAGATACACCATATTGGTTAGAGTACTGAGTAGCATCTTTTTGTATCCTTGATACGTTTCTAGTAGCTTCTTCTACGCTTTCTCCACCAGTTACAGCTAAGTTTTTGATTTCATTCAAAGTATTTTTGAACTCAGATAAACTACTTATTGAAGTTTTTAGCCCTGCAGCCAAACCTAAACCAGCAATAGTTGAGAAACCTGTTAATTTTTGTCCTGCATCCTTTACACTATTACCTACAGACTTATACTGATTAGCTAACTTCTCAGCAGAATCTTTAGCCACTGCTTGAGCGGTAGACATATTCTTATACTTGGAATTCATGCTGTCATAGCTAGCTTGTGATTGCTGAATCTTGGCATTCAACTCAGCAACTTTTACTTTTTGTTCCTGGGTTTCTCTAGCGTCAGCACCCTTAACATTAACTAATTCTTTTAATTTAGCTTTCTCATCATCAAGAATACGATTATATTGCTGAATTTCTTCTTTTAAACTACGATATTTAACTAAATTTGCTTCGTTAGTCTTACCTTGAGCTTGTAATCCAGTAATACTAGCAGTGGTTGTTTTCTGCAATGTTTCTAAAGATACTCTAAGGCTATCAGTTCCCCTTTTAGCTTCATTCATCGCAACTTTAGCATCGTTTAATTGACGTCTATAGTTTTCTTGAACTCTAATAGCATCGTTTATTTTAGAGGCTGTACGCATTGCAGCATTAGAATACTCGCCTTGAGTTCTAACTTGATTTTGATAAGTTTCCCTTAATGATTCAATTTTACGTTTATTAACGTCCATAACTTTAGTTAAACTATCAACTTTTGCACTGGCTTTTTCATAAGCTATGCCTGTTGATGATAGTTCAGCTAGGTTAGCACGCATTTCAGATTTAGCTAATCTAAATTGATTTTGAATTGATTTTAAACCATCAGTAAATTTAGCAGCTTCCAAACCTAAAGAAACCACCATTGAACCAATAGGACGTCCTACTGCCATATGTACTCCTCCTCTCTAAAATTGATTGTAAAATTCCTCAGCACTCAATTTATTATTACTTTCAGATTGACGTTCTAAATATTTAAAAAATGCTTCACTATCCATATCTTCAATATCTTGGAATGGAATACCATTTTCTAATAATTGTTTAGTTATATCATCTAAAGTTTCAAGTGCTTCGGACGATGTTATTTTTTTGAGTTGTCTTTATTAACTCCACCCATCGCACTACTCATGATATTTTGTAATGTTTCAACACCATCTTGTAAATCTAAGCCATTATAAATAGCTTCTTTAGTAACATTAGGATTGTTAAACAAATCAACTACAATATCAATCATTGGCTCTAACATGCCAACTTCATTTTCTCCAGATAAATTAACAAATTCCTTTTCTTCTGATTTTGTTAAAACAACATCATTTGTTAATTTATCTTCTAAAATACGTAAACGTGCTGATTTTTCTTCAATATCTTTGTTAAAATCAAGAATTTTCTTAATTTTTCCAAAGTTAATTTTACGTTGCTCATAGTAATTTACCTTATCTGTTTCTGGGTCATATAGTTTAATTGAAATCATTAGTGACTGCCTCCTTCAGAAGGTAATACTGAATTTGTTACTGTATTTTCTGTAATAGAACCAATATCTTTAAATCCAGGGAACATCTTAGTTACAAACGCTTCAAATGTAGCTCCAGATGTTTCGGAACCCTTAGCTTTAACTAATTTATCTGAACGTCTAGTAATTGCAGAACCAGAGATTGCTACATTATTAGGTGTTTTACCCTTATCTTCTGATGTTTTTAAGTCGTCAGCGTCAACTGTACCAAACTTAGCTTTAGCAATACCAATCCACATTTTTTTGCCTTGTAAATCTTCTGCTTCAGCAATAACAGCACAATATGGTTGTGTTACTGTTGAATAAGTTTCTAAAATTCCGTTATCTAACTTATCGCCTAATACTTCTGTGGCTACATCACTAGGTAATTCAACTGCAGTAATTTCAACCTTACCTGTACCTGTACCAGCATCAGACACATAATAAGCAATGTTTGAGCCATAAACAGTGTTGGATTGACCTTGAAAACCACTTGTTTTAAGTTCTACTGCACCACCAAAATTACTATCAATAGCAACTACCTTTGTTACTTGTTCTTTGTCGTCCATGATACCGAACAAAATACGATTGAAACCAACCGTACCGATTGCAAATTTATTATCTGCCATAATTTATAACCTCACTTTATTATTTGATATCGTCTTACTCTAAAATGTAAAACTTGAAAACCGTACTCATAATTTGTGTCAAAATCAGTAAAATACACTTCAAAATCACTGTTTTTTAGTGCTTTTTCTACCGAATTTGTTAATTTTTCGCCTGTTTTATTGTCTTTTACATAAATATCTATCTGACTTTCAGATAATTCGCCACGTTTAAAGTTACTAGCATAATCAAAAGGGCTATTTCCTAAGAAAGTAATTTGAGCAAAAGGCAACTTCTTACTTTCTAAAATCATTTGTGGAATTTCACGCATAATAAACGTATTTGTGTTATCAAATTCATCTAAAGTCTTAATGATATTTCCAACTTCAATAGCACTAATTCTCATAGACCAAGTTCACTCCTAATCACACTAGAAATTTTGCTTTCATATTCTTCTCTTGAAGAATTTATTGCTCTTTCGATAAATGGATTGGCTTTTTGATTAACAGTCCCTAACTCAACAAAATGGACACGCCAATATGTGTCTTCTCCAAACCCAACATTAACGTGTCCAAATTGGTCTACTCCACTGACTTGAATATCATCTTTCATATGTTTGAAAGTAGATTTTTTACCAGTGATTTTATCCATTTTTCTTTGAGCTTTCCATGATCTATCAGAAATATTTTCATAAGGTGTTTGTGCTTTTAGTTCTTCAGCAAATATAGGTGCAGACTCTCTAACCGCTTTGTTAGTAATCCTTTTAGCTTTATTCCCTATTTTTTGCAATTCAACAGTGATATTATCATCAATTGTAAAACTCATAACAAACACCGCCTTATTCAGGAGTCTTTTGACAAATAATTACGTCAAAATTCTTATATTGAGTATCAACATTGAAATTAGTAATCTTGTAACGCTCATTGTTATGGATTAATTCCATATCTGTTGTAATTACTGGTTCACCAGGAAAACGATGCCTAATTACAAACTGTGCTGAAGTTGATAAAGTAGACAAATTCTTCTCAACATCATTAGCATTTTTACTTCTCAACATTGCGTATAGCATTGGATATATAACTTCATCAGAAGATGATACTTCATCGCCATATTCATCTATTGTTGGAGCTTGTGGACGTACAATTTTAATAATTTCTGTTAAATCTCCAGTTTCAGCTATCATTTCTACTCCCTCATTTCTTGTTTTTGAGCATAAATTCTATATTTTGGCTTTAATTGTAGAATAATCTCATCAACACCATATAGAGTTTTTACTTCGTTTCTTTGTGTAGTAGCGGAACGATTTTTGAAATAATGGTCTGCTAATTGAATGACTGCTAAATCATATAAATAATTATCAGCATAGAAATCTGGATACTTAGTACCAATCGAATTTTGTACTTTAGATTCAGCAGCGTTCAAACACAATGTAAGTACATCATCAAACACATTACTATCAATCGCTATTGCTCTTTTTAGTCGGCCCAAGTCCATTATCTACACCACCTAACCAACTAATTTTAATAAATCAACTTTAGTAGCACTAGATGAGTAACTGATACTATGAGCATCTAAATATGCTTTAATTTCAGTTACTGTATTAGCATCAGTTGGTTTTACATCTCCGCTAGGGTCAAATTTGGCTACCCCACTATCAGGCTCCACAGTTGGTCCACTGCTTGGGCCTTGTGGGGAAACTATTTTGACGTTACATCAGCAATACGGAATGCAGATGCTAATAAGATTTTATGGTCGAACCATGCTGTTAATTGGAAATTATTGATACCTTTATCGTAATCTTTCCATTGTTCGTATAATGCAGAAGAAATTTCATAGTTTAATTGAGCATACTTGAAGTTGCCAACAACTGGTTTCTTAGCTAATTCAGTGAAACGAACTGGGTAACCTAAGATTTCTTCAGGAGCCTTACCAAACAATGATACTGCACCGTTAGATAATTCTTTAATCATCTTCAAGTAATCTGGTCGTGTCATATAAACTTTAATATCAGATTGGAATTCATCTGCAATATCTCCTGCAGCTTGTGTAATAGCGTCAAATAAAGTTGAACCAGATACTTTCTTAATGTTGTTTTGAGTTGAGTAGAAACTCATTTCTTCTTCACCAGATTTTGGTGTTTCAGCAAAAGCCACTTTCTTTTCTTTACGTGCCAAACCAGCTTGTAATTGAGCATTTACATGTTCTACTAAGTTTGTATCAGTACCATTCAAGATTGCTTCAGAAATAGCTACTTTAAGTTTTGTCTTATTACGTCCAAACTTAACTGTATCGCCTTTTAATCCAATTTCCTTAGCTACTTCTTGGTCGTTTACAAATGAGTCATCATCAATTGTCACATCAATACGTGGACGTTCCAAATTTGTCACTGCCGTTACCAATTCGTCATCACGTAATGGATTAGTGTCAGTTGGTTCAGCAATGATGTCATTTGCAATTGTTACTGGTAACAACTTAGAACCATGAGTTGTTGAATCGTCATCACCTAATACTTGCTTGTAGTCAGAAGATAACTTTTGGCCACGGTAAAATTCAGCCTTAGCATGAATTAATTTTTCTTCTGCTGTCATAGTAGGTGTTTTTGTTTTTGTGAATTTAGCACGTTGTTCAGCTTCTTCACGCTCTACTTGTTCTTTTAACATGTTATAACGTTTCTCTAAAGATTCTGATTGTTCTTGTAATTGCATTAAATCCTTATCAGCAACTGTCGGATCTCCTGCTTTCATTGCAATTTCTTCATTAACTTTCTTTAATTGTGAACCTAAAGTTCCTAAATTTTGTTTCTTTTCATAAAGTGTAACTGTCATAATGTAACTCCTCCTAATGTATTATTCACATAATCAATTTTTTCTTTTGCTTTGACAATTAGTCGCTCTCGGTTAATCGAATTACCTGGAGCAGATTGTTTAATTAATTGATTTGGAACGTGTTTATAACGTTCTAAAAACTCGCCTGGCAAACTAGCAACTGCTTTATTTGATTCCAAAACTTCATCAGCTAAACCATAATCAACTGCTTCTTGAGCTGATAACCATGTTTCTTCATCAAGTAATTTAACTAATGTTTCTTCATCAATCTTTCCATTTGATTTAGATAAATAAGTTTTAACACTCATTTGAGCAATACGGTCTAAATCATCTGCTTGCTTTCGTAATTCTTTTGAATTACCCATCGCAACCGTCCATGGATTATGGATCATTAACATTGAGTTTTCAGGCATAAAAATAGTGTCACCACTCATAGCAATGACACTTGCAATTGATGCAGCTAAACCATCAACATAAACATTAATTTTAGCTTTATTCATTTTCAACATATTATGGATTGCTATTCCTTCAAAAACACTTCCACCAGGCGAATTAATATGTAAATTAATAGTCTTTACATCGCCTAAATCATCTAAATCATCTTTAAATGACGTGGCAGAGATTTCTTCATCAAACCATTTTTCAGAAACAATTTCACCATAAATTGAAATCTCGCCAATGTTATCTTGGGTTTTGCTCATTTCCCAATACTTGATTGGTTTCTTCAGTTTTGATTCCATTACCATTTGAACTCACCCCCTTTCGTTGTGCTGGGTCCATATCTAAAGGATATAAGTCACCAGATACAAATAATTTATCTGCAAACTCGTCTTTAGATAGTGGTAAATCTTCCAACGCTCTAATATCGTTAGTTGTTAAGATACCAGAACGTCTTAATGCTTGATAATATGCTGTACGTGCTTGAACATTACCACGTAATAAGCTATTAACATTAAATTTAAAATACATACCAGATTTTCTCTGTTGTTCCGTTAGTAGCTTATTAGTAAGTTCTTGCTCATATTGTCTAGCTATTGGAATTAATGTTCTTTGCACAAATTGACTCATCAAATCTTCGTTATTAGCAACGGTAGATTGATTTAAAAATGCTAAAGGAACGTTAAAAGCATTAGCTATTCTTGTATCAGTTATCTTTTCGGTGTTAATTAAGTCTCCAGATAAGAATTCTCTAGGTAATTGACTTATTTCAACACCAGGAGTTTCAAACAATACTCCACCGTTATCCCTGATAAAAGCTCTAAAGTTATTAACAACATCTTCTCTACTTTCATCATCTACTCCTGAACCATAGGTAACTTTAAAACTATCAATTTTAGACATTTCAGATAAACTAAATTTTTGTACAGCTAGATCAAAATCTAGTGCATTTTTTAGAACATCTAATGGACTTATTCCTAATAACCTTGTTGAACCTGAAATGTGTTTTAAATGCAAGATATTGCTTTCTGACACAAGAATATTTTCATTACTAGCAGTTATCTTATACCAAATTGAATCATCATCTTGATTTTGCATAACTGTTACGCATGTTGGAGAAACTGGATATAGATTGACTGGTTGCCAGTACTCATCTCTTTCAATCAGAACATACGCATTACCGTATTCGTTACGGTCTGTTTCGATTTTTTGAATGAAAGAAAAAGAAGTCATGGACGGATTAGGATGATATTTTATTTCCATCGCTAAATCACTGTCTGTAACTTCTTCATAATTCTTATATAGTTTTAGTGGCATGCTTGCCATTGCATTGGATAATTGAGTAATCACTGAAAAAACAGTTTCGTTAGTTTGTAATGTTGAACCAGACAAACTTATCGGAAAAGGGTTGCCTGTTACTAAATTTCCTGGTCTACTAATCTTTTTATTTCCAGTGATTAAACTTTTTATTTTGTTCCAAAAACCCAAAAATAATCACCTCCTTATCTTAAACTGACAAATTTTATTCTACCTGGTTTTTCTTCTGCATTTAGATTTTCCCATAATGATTCATGAGCATTTAGTAATGCTGCGAAACCATCAATTTTTCGATTACGTGATTGTTTAGTTGGCATCCAGTTGTTGTTCCTATCTGTAACCAACTTAACATTATTCAAGTACCATCTAAACATCAAATTGTTATTAGTTACTACCTTACCATCTAATAACAACTCTTTCATATTCTGCATTGGACCACCTAAAGTAGTAAATCCTTGTCTAACAACTTTAGTATTAAAACCATATTGTTGTAATGATTGATTTAAGAATAATGCTTTATTAGGATCATAATTAATTTGTCTGATTTTATACTTTTTAGCTTGCTCCACAAACCAATTATAAACATACTCATAATTAACATATTCTCCAGGAACAATTGTTAAATATCCTTGCTTTTCCCATTCATGTAAACGTTCTGGATTTTTATCAATTCTGACTCTTTCTTCTGGTACAAATGACTGCATTTTCCAAAAAATAGAACCATCATCTAACTTAAATTCTAAACCAGTTGCGGTAAAGTCTTCCGTTTCTGATAAGTCATATCCACCTATACATGAACGTCCTAATAAAGTATCTTCATCAATCACACGCTTATTTTTATTAATAGTTTCAATCGTTACAAATGATAATTCATCAGTAGAACTAAAGATATTAAACTGTTTTGTCAGCCAAGTAGCATATTCAGCAGGAGTTCTTTTATCTTTGATGTAATCAGATATCAAGTTTACTGTATCCATTAAGCAAAGATTAGGATTAGCTTTAATCCATAATTCTGGATCATCACTTTCTTCAACTTTATCTAAACTTGCTAAATAATAGAATGTTCTCTCGTCAACATGAGCATCATAATCTGATAAAGTTTCTTTTCCGTTGTCTACAAAGTCCATTAAAGGACCATCTAAAACATATCCAGCAGTTGAGATATACACAATTAACGGTTGTAATCTAGCACCTCTGGCTTGTTTCATAGCTGAAATTAAAAAATAATCCTTATATTCATGAATTTCATCAAATACAGCAAAGTGAACATTTTCTCCGTCTTTGTTATTCTTTTCAGCAGACATTGGAACGATTGTTGAGTTTGTTTTAGGAAATCTTATTTCAGAACGTGTTGTGACAAAACGTTTATCTAAATAAGGACTAGCTTCAATCATCGCTTTAGATTCATCATATAATTTTCTAGCTTGAGATTGAGCATTTGCCAAAAAATAAATATTAGCTCCACGTTCTCCATCAAATCCAGCCATATAATCAGCTAAACCAGACTCCAATGTAGTTTTACCATTTTTACGACCAACGAAAACTACTCCTTCACGAAAACGTCTCAAGCCTGTATCACGATGCACCCAACCAAACATTGAACCAACAACAAAATGTTGCCATGGTTGGCATATCAATTGAGCATTAACAGACTTTGACGGTTTACATTTTTTCTCAATAAATCTAATCGGTCTATGTGCTTTTTCTTCATCAAATATCCAAGGAAAATCTTCATCGCCTTGTCTATCTAAATCTTTCAAATGACGTTTGCAAGCTAAAATAACATTCTTGCTTGCTGGAATATCGCCTTCAACAACCATCTTAGCGTAATACGTTGTTAGAACTACTGGAGATGGTTTATCTAAATAAGCCCAACCTAGCATTGACTTTCTATAATCATTCCACCATTTTTCTAACTGAGTTTGATTATATTGTAAAATTTTAGAAGTCATCGTCATCATCACTTTTATCATCTAAGTGAATTGCTAATGACGCTCTAGCAGAAGGAGTTAATCCAAGCATATTAGCATATTTAGTTAATGTTGCTGAAGCATTCCTTTTCTCTCTAATTAATGGATTAACCCTACCATCAATCATGTTTCCAGTCTTTCGAATTTTACGTTTATAAGACAAGTAATCATAATACGTATCACAATAAACTGCTAGAATATCCACATCAACATCGGATAATATTCCTGTTGGTTCCATCAGCTCTACAATACGTTTAAAGTTCTTTTTTGCTCCAGGTTCTAACCAAGAAGGTGGTTTTAAATTATTATTAGAAATTTTCAACTTTTCTTCATTCTTTTTACGTTTATAAATTTCTTTTTTTGTTAAATTATTAGGATTCCCTTCATATAAATGCATCATCGCACTTTTGGCTGCTTGTGGCATAAAAATTAACTCCTTTCTTCCAGATTTTGAATTACTTTTTTTCGTTGAAAAACGAATTTATCGTAAGCGAAAGTCAACATCGTTGATTTAACAACGTTTCTAAGCATTTTTGACCTAGGGGGGCTATAGTTTAAAATCTGGATTTGCTTTAAAAACAAACACTTCACGTTTCTTTTCTTTCAATTTCCTGAACTTATTTTTATCTCTACTAGCCTTTTCTCTATGTTCTTGGTTGTGATGTTCCAAGCAGATAGTTTCTAGATTATCTAATTTCAACCGTTTATTAAAATCATCTTTAATAGGAACAATATGATGAACTGTATTAGCTGTTCTAACTATCCCTTGTCTCAAACACTCTTGACATAGGTAGTGGTCTCTAGTCAGTGCTTGCTTACGTGCTAACTTCCAAGCCTTGCTATGATAGAACTTAATGTACTTATCTTCATAAGCCATATTAATCTACCCACTTAACTCTCGCATGATAATTAATATCTTTGCCTTTCAGTTGACTGTAGTCCATAGCTTTTAAAGATTCTTCCACCTTAGACTTGGATATAGTTATCAATGAATTAACATACTTTCCATTGCTTGCTGTTGTGTGAGCAACTTCAAATGGTAATGCATCTAATCCTTTCATCACTTCATCGAATTCTCTTTCATCCATAAGCACAACTCTTTGAGCCATTGTTATCACTCCCTTACCAAATAAAAAAGACTAGAGTATTCTCTAGCCTTATAACATATTAATAATTTCTAGGAGACATTGATAGCTTTATATGTATACTATCATCATACATATCTTAGCATCTATATACCCTTGTGTCACTGACATTTACATGACATTACACTGACATTATACCGTTAGCATACAGTCGTTCAATTTGTCTTTCAGAATAACATAATGTATCAGCTATTTCTGTTAGGCTATATCTTTCTAAAAAATACAAGTCTAATACTTCTGCTTCTAATTGGTTATCTAAATCTAATAACTTATCTTGGATTTCATTTCTTATCCTGAATGATTCGTCTTCTAGTTTTCCAAGCCTGTTCTCAATATATTCCTTTTGAGCTAACACATCATCTAAAGTTTGCTTTACTGAGCCAGATGGTTGTGATGAGTATGATATACCTTTCAAATCATAGCGTTCATTAAGTCTATTCAATTTGTTTCTTAGTCTATCTATCTTTGTATGTATCTTTCGATATTGCATTAAATAATCTTTATGTTGTTTAAATTTACTATCCGAACCCATCCACAACCCTCACTTAAAATTTTACTTATTCCAACTAAATTCAACTATCCTATAAAGGTCAAGTCTCAAATTAGTAATATTAACTCGTATATCGTCTTCCATGCATTTGCCTTTTATGAATATAAGCAATTGCTCTATTCCACACCATTCTGGCAAGTCATGCTTGCCTGCGATATTTAATAATTCTAATTCAGTAATAGACCAACTATAACGACCTTTGCTAGCTGCTTCAATTAGTCTGCCTTTAACGTCATCATATACATCATTTAGGTAAGTTTCTTTTCCTTTCATTTCATCTATGTTAGCTAAGTCAGAAATAAGGTTTAATCTTTCTCCAAATGGTCTTTTAGGCACTAGAGATATTCTCTTACCTTTCTCTGGTAATACTCCTTTATTGCCACCGCCACTTGTACCATTGATATAAAACAATTTTAATACCTTTTTAACGTCCATGTTTAATCACCTAATTCAATTGCTTCATTATGTACATGTTTGTAAGCGTCAAAATACATTTCGCTCTTGTCACCATTATACGTAACTTCATAGTACATTCCATCTTCAATTGTAGTTGATAGCAAAGCTTTGTTGTTTTGCAGCGTTCTGTTTAACCACACAACATATACATCGCTTGTACTGATATGTACTGGTTTGTTAATACTACTTAAGTTCATAGTTGTGTTAGTATAATCAACTACTTTCTCCTTACATAACTGAATAAATTTATCGTTATCCATTCATGTACCTACTTTCTTGTGTTTTATGTATAAAATACTCTTAACAAAATAGCTAAGAGTACCAAGTTCTTCTTTATCAATTTACATTACTATTATACCATATTCCTATATTTTCTTGAAATTTTAATAATACAACAATATTCACTATATGACTTATTTAACAAAAAAGTCTAGCACTTAGCTAGACCTAAAAAGTTTAAGTTGAAAGATTAAAAATTCATGATTTGGTTAGATACATAAGTACCCTTTTAGGAATTAAATCATCACTTACTGAGATTTACAAACCTAATGCAGAAGTGGAGATTTGAACCCCTACAGCCCTTAAAGCTCTTCTGCTCTGCAATTATAACTTACCTAAAAAGGAGTTAATTTTAGTTATGAAAACTAAAATCTGAAATGTGTTAAAAATATCTCGGTAACTATATGATACAATGAGGTAACTTTTTATTCATGCTTTTACAAATTATTTTTCTGAATAATTTCTTCAAAAATTTTCTCATGCTCTGGGTAAACTTTTATAAAACCCTTGTATCTGTAAAGTCTATACCCCTGTAGTGTTTTACCGTTCCTGATGTACTTCTTATCAAAGTTTGTATTGCCAATTTTAAAATGTCTACACGTTTTTTCAATGTTATCAAAAACCATAACTTCACCGTCTTTAATTGCATATACACATCTTTTCAAAAAAGCGTATCTTTGATAAATCCACTTAACATCTAGTCTTGCAAAAAGTTGATAAATGTTAATCACATCATACTTCTTGTCCAGTTCCCAAAGCTTCATACCACTTTTGATGTCTTCAATAAGTTCATCTCTTCTGGGTAAGATTTTATCAAAATTCTTACTATGATAAACACGACTAGTGCGATGCGTCCTTGCATACTCTCTACGAAACTTAACAACTATAGACCAAGCTTCTTGTATCGTTTCGTTTTTAGGTAAGTCTCTAGGTGTTTCCAAACTATCAGACCATTGGTTTATAGGTTTATATACTTCACTTAAAATCGTTACTGCCGTTCCTAACTTCATCATCTCGCTTAATCCATTCAGTGAATACAAATAATTCATTAGTGTAATTTCTCCCATATTCCAATAAAACTATCGTATTCATACCTAGTTCCTTGAGTAGATATTATTTTGAAATACTCATAATGTTTGCCTAATATCCTTTCAAAAGGTACTTTTGCTCCATTCAAATCATGATATTCAATAGTATCCATTTTCTGACCTATATACCCTGTAAAATAAACCTTTAAACCATCTTTATATAATATTTCGCCTTTTACATAAAAAATGTTATTCATAACAGCTCCTAATAATTATCTTCGTGGATATTTGCTATTGCTGATACTTTGACTTGTATCTCAGCTGCGTCGTGGTCTTTAGCTCTGACAATCATATTTTTAACGACGCTACCGACTGTATACTCCACCAAATATAACTTCACTATTTAGCCTCCTTTTCAATAATTTCTTTTAACATATCCTTTAAACGTTACACCACCATGAACTGTTAGCTCGTCTTCATCGCCATTTTTCCAACTCTTAGGTAACTCAGCATAACCGTTTAAAGCTCCAAATAGACTTGGAATGATAAAGTATCTATATCCTTTGTACGATCCTACCTTTGCAGGCATCGCTTCATTTGTTCCTAAATATTTCATAAATAATTACTCCCTTAATCAAAATCGCTTGGCACTATATCTAATAAACCAAGCTGATTTCCTAAAACATCAAATTTCACTTCATAAGTATTAGGTTCTAAATATCTAAGTACTACTTTCTTTGTGTCTTTTTTATAAGATTCATCAATATGATACGTTAACTTTAGAAAATTGATTAGTTTCTCTTCTCCGTCGATATACAATTTCATGTTTTCCATATCATCATCAGTAAATTCTATCTTGTATTTTTTAGCCATGATGTCACTCCTGTCATTTTATTTTCTATACCGGTATAAGCCTTACCACGCCCTCAAAACGTGTGACCATCTCAAATCATGTGGATGCAAGGCAGTGTTACAGTCACACACGAATATTAGTTACGGAGGAATTTCTCCCTTCAAATTATTTGTGACTGTAACTATTGTGTATTTAAAAGATTAAGTAGGTTTAATAACCCTAATGGCAGTAATAATTGCTAATTTGCTACGCATGAATTAATGAGGAGGAATTTTCACATCCTTTCGATTTGACTTTTTTGTTTGAAGATTGTAGCTCATCAGCAAAATTACTACCTATGACTTAGCATCCTGCGACAGATACTAAGCCTGTACTGTTTATGTCGTTATTTGTGAGATCCTGACTTACGGTTTTTCGTGAATGTATACCGTTCAAACAACCACATCAATATTTAACAGTTTTACGACTTGTTAAGGTCAAACTTTAAGATTTGCTTGTTTCTTGATCCTCTATTGAATATCCAACGACGTTATTGCTTGTTAGATTGAAAACCATCTTTTTGGTTTTCCCTGTTTTGCTTTTGCCATAAAGTTCAAGTGCAAGCCCGCCACGTTCGTTATTGCATTCACTAACACTCAAAACGTTGTTAGTTACCATTTCTGTACCATTAGCTAGAAAAACCGCCACTTTTTTACGCTTAATTTTTTCTTCTTCTGATTCAAATTCGGCAAAATCGTCGTTGTAATTGATGTCTGTTTCTGAATTCATTTTGGTTCACCCCAGTTTCTTTGAAATCCTATCTAGCGCTAAAAATATGCCTATCAGCATTAAAGCTATAGTTCTCATAACAAAGCTTTCTTTAGATAAGGCTAGTTCAATAACCATAATCATTAAAGAAATCATCAGAATGATATCTAATATTTTTGAAACCATGTTTTCCTCCTTACCATACGTTTACTTCTACATTAACCAAAATATCACTTTCGTCTCCTGCACTTCGAATTAAGCTTTCAATCGTGTCATAAGTTCCAAAAATTTGGCTAGTAGATAAATTAACAACTGAATATCCACCGTCTACATTATCTGCTATGAGCCATAAACCACCAGCACTATTTTTGATTACGTTGCCTACTTGGTACATATATTCACGACTGCTATTGTTAAAATTAATTTTCATTTGTTTGTCCTCCTAATTTGATACCTGAAATCATAGATAAAAGTATTAGTTTGTCTTCTTCTTTCAAATTTTCCAAAATAGTGTATACAGTAAATAACACATCTTTTCTACTTCCAAAAACACTAGTTGCGACCCCTGTATTTTTGCCTAACGCTATTACTCCTGCTTCATAGCCTTCTTTTTTCAATATTTTAGCTATTTCAGTTGCTTGCTCCTGTATTTTTTTAACTTCTTTCATATCTACTTTCTTCTGATAATTCATGTCATTTTCTCCTCGTCTGTTTACGTTTTTTTCAAAAAAAGGTAAACTATTAACATCACACGTTATAGTTTTTATTTTTTCTAAAATACTATTCTTATATAAATTCAATCTTGCTTAAATGTTTCATAACAATACTTAAAATCTCCACAATTTCTCTAAACTCTTTAGTTTTAAGAAAATGTTTATCTCTAATTTCCCAGTCATCGTTATAGTATTTTTCTAGTACTATAATCTTTCCTTTATAACAAATCTTTAGTTCATCTAAAATTTTTTCGTTGAATTTATAATCAGTATCGTCACAATCTTTACGATCAATAGCATCAATCGTTAGTCCTTCAAAATGACCGTAATCATCTGGATACTTTTCCTTAAGTTCTTCTACCATATTTTTAATGTTTTCGTTCATTCTTCCATGCTCCTTTAGCTCAAT